TCTTCGGTCGTGCTCATCCAGGATTCGCTGTTCATTGGCAGGAAGTTGGTAATCAGGGTTTATCGCTTGCCTACGTGCAAGGTCTCTCTGCAATGAGGCAATATTAGCGGCATTGGCTAATTTAGCCCTCCTAGCATTCCTGGCTTTGCTACTAAACATTTCAGCGAAGGGGTTCAGTACATCACCCACTCGCCCCTGCATCCCTAATTGACTTAGGCCCCCTGCGAATAAAGGTCCAGCCCTACCTTGCTCGTCACCTATGG